TAGAGCTTTCTAGACCACTTAGGAAGGCTAGAGCTCAAGAAGATTTACAGGTTTGATAAATATTTATAAGTAAATTGACTGACTATGTCATTTAACTTAGAAAGATATTTAACCGAAAACAATCTCACTATCATCTCTAAGATTAGAGAGGAAGTTGGAGACGAACTAGAGCCTAGTAAAGCTGATCTAAAACAGTCTGAAAAAGACTTTAGAGGACTTGACAAGAAGAAGAAAGAGCTTCAAGATCTGCAGAAACAAGTAAAGGCAGTCCTTGCCAAATACACTGAAAGAGCTCCAGATGGCACATTGAAACTCAAAGACGTTGGTGGCTATAAACAAGCTGTAGGAAACATTCCTGACAGAATTAAGCTACTAAAGAAACAAATTGATCAAGTTGAAAACCCTAAATTAGATTCAGATGAAGAAGACAGTATTTAGTGTCGTATTAGTTCTAGTGGCACTACTAGCAGTATGGTATACATTTATCTACTCACCAGGTAAATTCGATACTAAACCTTTCCAAGCAAAGATAGATTCACTTCAGCATGAGATTGACTCTATTGATTTAGTAAACGACACTTTAGAGCAAGGAATTGCCGTACTAGAAAGAGATAATGACTATTTGTCAGATAAAGTTGTTATATTGAATGGTAAGGTAAAAGATCTTAAAGAAGATTTGCATGAAGCAAAAGATGCTTTAGCTTATACACCTACTCAAGTAGATAGCTTTTTTGTAGCTAATTATAAAGAGGAATATGCTAAAGTTTCTAGTGACACTACACACTTACCTGTTGAAGTTAGTAAAGCTGTTGTAGTTGATCTGAAAGAAGGTATTGTTAACGAGAAGATCGTACAAGCTCAAGACAGTATCATCCATACGCAAGATGCATCTATTCAAAATAGAGAACAAGTAATTGTAACTCTTAGACAAAAAGAGGTTAACTACCAATCTATAATTCAAAAACAAGTAGAACAAGGTGAGAACTATAAGATTCAAATTGATGGCTTAAAAGGCGACATCAAGAAGTACGATAGAAGAGTGAAAATGGGTAAAATACAGAAGTTCGTACTTGGAGCTTTGGTTATAGGTCTTGCTGTAACACACAAATAATGTCTGAACAACAGATACAGATAAAAGAAAGGATTAGAGAGGAGTTTGTTAAGTGTGCAACTGATCCGGTTTACTTCATGAAGAAGTACTACATGATCCAGCACCCACAAAGAGGCAGACAATTCTTTAATCTTTATCCGTTTCAAGAGAAGGTTTTAAAACTGTTTCAAAAACACGACTATTCTGTAATTAATAAGTCAAGACAGTTAGGTATATCTACTCTTGTTTCTGCTTATTCGTTGTGGTTAATGTTGTTCAACAAAGATAAAAACGTTCTTGTTATTGCGACTAAGCAAGATACAGCCAAGAACATGGTAACAAAAGTAAGGTTCGCTTACCAAAACTTACCAACTTGGCTTAAAATAGGAACGTCTGAAGATAACAGACTGAGTCTTAGACTAGCGAATGGTTCTCAAATCAAAGCGGTTTCGGCGGCAGGTGACGCGGGTCGTTCTGAAGCGGTATCACTCCTAGTCATAGACGAGGCTGCGTTCATTGACAATATTGAAACAATCTTTACTGCTGCTCAACAAACATTGGCAACAGGTGGTGGTTGTATAGCGTTATCAACTCCTAACGGTGTAGGTAACTGGTTTCACAAAACTTATTTGTCTGCTCAAGAACAGCAAAATAGGTTTTTACCGATATCACTTCCTTGGACTGTACACCCAGAACGTAATCAGGATTGGCGTGACGAACAAGACAGAATATTAGGTAAACGTAATGCTGCTCAAGAGTGTGATTGTGACTTTGCAACATCAGGTAATACAGTTATAGAACCAGAAATATTAAGTTGGTATGAAGAGACACAGCTTTCTGAACCGATTGAACGTCGTGGACTTGATAAAGCGTTATGGATTTGGGAATACCCTGATCCAACTAAGTACTACACAGTTGTGGCTGACGTTGCACGCGGAGACGGTAATGACTATTCTGCTTTTCACGTTATTGATATTGAGTCGATAACACAAGTTGCAGAGTTTAAGTCACAAGTAGATACAAGAGACTATGCTAATATATTGTTAAGCATAGCTTCTGAATATAATAACGCCTTATTAGTTGTTGAAAATGCAAACATTGGTTGGGACGTTATACAAACAGTGTTAGAAAGAGGTTATACAAATGTTCATTATAGTTATAAGCAAGACCAGCAAATGGACTTCAATAAGTATATTGACAAATTCAATACTCAAACTGGATTAGTTCCTGGTTTTAGTATGACAGAAAAGACAAGACCTTTGGCAGTTGAGAAGATGAGAGATTCTGTAGAGAACAAATTGGCTAACATTAAGTCAATTAGACTGTTAGAAGAGTTGAGAGTCTTTATCTGGAAAAATGGTAAGGCACAAGCGATGCAAAGTTATAACGATGACCTTGTTATGTCTTTTTCAATCGCTATGTACTTAAGAGAAACCTCTCTTAGATACAGAAAGAATGCTGAGAATTTGACTTATGCTGCTCTCGATGGTTATACTAAAACTGGAGATAGAATGGTGGCATACAATGCAAATCACGGTTTGAATCAAAACCCTTGGGTTATGAACGTAAATACTCCTAAAGGAGGCGAAATGCAAGATTTAACTTGGTTAATATAAACATATGGCAGAACAACAAAGACAAAACAACTTATTCTCTACTTTAAGACGTCTATTTTCAACTGACGTTATCATTCGTAATGAAGGTGGAGACATGCTTAAAGTTGTTGACACCGATACAATACAAAGATCAGGTGTTATTCAGACAAACTCTTTAATTGATAGATTCAACAAAGTATACACTACGTCAACTGCGTATGGTGTTAACTTGAACTTGTCACAAAACTATCAATCTGCAAGGGTTCAAATTTATGCAGACTATGATGCAATGGACACTGATGCTATTTGTTGTTCAGCATTAGATATTGTTTCAGACGAATGCACACTTAAAAACGAACAAGGTGAAGTATTACAAATTAGATCTTCTGATGAAAACATTCAGAAGCTCCTCTACAACTTATTTTATTCTGTACTTAATATTGAATTTAATCTTTGGTCTTGGGTTCGTAACATGGCTAAGTATGGTGACTTCTACCTCAAACTAGAGATTGCAGAAAAGTACGGTGTTTATAATGTAATTCCTTTCTCGGCTTATAATATTATCCGTGAAGAAGGATTCAATCCTAAAAACCCTCAAGAGGTTAGATTCAAATATGATCCTAATGCGACACTTGCATCATCTACAGGATATAGCTCTATCAGAAATGAAGATACAGGCATTTGGTTTGACAACTTTGAAATGGCCCACTTTAGATTGACTGGAGATGTTAACTATCTTCCTTATGGTAGATCTTATTTAGAGCCTGCTCGTAAGTTGTTTAAGCAGTATGTTTTGATTGAAGATGCGATGTTGATCCATCGTATTGTTAGGGCTCCTGAACGCCGTATATTCTATGTAAACGTTGGTGCTATTCCTCCTGGAGAAGTAGACAACTACATGCAGAGAATGATTCAGAAGATGAAGAAAGCGCCGTTGATTGATCCTAATACTGGTAACTATAACCTTAAATACAATCAGCAAAACCTATTAGAAGACTTCTTTATTCCTGTAAGAGGAAACGATACTTCTACTAAGATCGATACTACTAAAGGTCTTGATTATAACGGTATTGAAGACGTGGCTTATTTTAGAGAGAAGCTTTTTGCTGCTCTTAAAATACCTAAGGCTTTCATGGGTTACGAAAAAGACTTAACTGGTAAAGCTACACTTGCTGCTGAAGATATACGTTTTGCTAGAACAATCGAAAGACTACAAAGAATCATTATAAGTGAATTAACTAAAATAGCTTTAGTACATTTATATGCTCATGGATACACAAATGAATCAGCTGCTAACTTTACATTATCTCTTACTAACCCTTCAATTATCTACGATCAAGAAAGAATAGCACTATTTAAAGAGAAGATTGATCTTGCTAAGCAAGCAATGGAAGGATCACTACTTCCTAGAGACTTTATCTATGATAAAATCTTCCACTTCTCTGAAGATCAATATGCTGAACTTGAAGACATGATCATTGAAGACAAGAAGAGAGAGTTTAGATATGCACAAATACAAGAAGAAGGAAACGATCCAGCAGAATCAGGACAAGCATACGGTACACCTCACCAAATAGCTAGTCTATACGGTGGAAAAGAAGACTCTGTGTTGAATGTACCTTACGGATACGATGAGAAAAAGCCAGGTCGTCCTAAATCTGTAACCTCTATTATTGGTACAGACAACTCTAGATTTGGTCGTGATGCAATTGGTCAAGATGCATACAGTAAAGATGCTGAAACAGGTGAGAATGACATGGATGTGAACTACAAAGGAGGTAGCCCATTAGCTCTAGAGAACACAATGGGTGAGTTCTTAAAGAATAGGAATATGTTGCAAGGTTTGGCTAAGAAGTTTCAGCCTAGAAAGACTAAGTTATTTGAAGAATCCGATCTTTTAAGTGAGGACAATATTAAGGATGGTTTAGATTAATATATAGATATTTATTACTAGCGGACTCGTAAAAAAACTATGGCAATAAAACATTCAAAATATCGTAATACCGGTATTTTATTCGAACTCTTAGTTAGGCAAACGACCTCCGACCTACTGAATAATCAAGATTCAAAGGCGGTAAAGATTCTAAAGAAGTATTTTACTAATACAGAATTAGGTAAAGAATATAGCCTATACAGTACCTTCTCAGCTAGTCCTAAACTATCTG